AGTATTAATGCCGCTAGAACCATATTCAATAAATGCTATTTCGATAGGCAAAATACTGAAGAAGGCTTACAATGTTTAAGACATTACCGGTATGACGTTGACCCTGACACGAAAATGTTTAGTGCCAAGCCACTACATGATGAATATTCGCACGGGGCCGATGCGTTCCGATACATTGGTTTAATGATAAACGAGCCGAAAAAAGCCCAAGTTCAAAAGTCTTATAGGGCACCGGTAGGCTGGATGGGATAAATATGGCTAGTTATTACGAAGATAAACTTGATTACGGTGATTTAGATGGTGATCCCCGTATATCAGAAGCAATTGAATTCCTACGCCAAGCCGCTGAAGCAGATACTACTAATCGGGCAGAAGCCCTAGATGACGTTAAATTTGCCGCTGGTGATCAATGGCCAGTAGAAATTCAAAATAGCCGTAACCTGGAAGCCAGGCCTTGTTTGACAATCAATAAAGTTGATGCCTATGTAAGACAGATTTGCAATCAACAACGCCAGCAACGCCCAAGAATTAAATGTCATGGGATGAACAATGAAACTGATGCCAAGATGGCAGAAATCATTACAGGGATATGCCGCCATGTTGAAGTCAATTCAAATGCTGATCATGCGTATGACACGGCGTTTGATTTTGCCGTTCGTATGGGCTGGGGCTATTGGCGTGTCACTACTGATTATGTACGTCCTGATTCTTTTGATCAGGAAATTTATATTAAGCCAATTGACAATCCATTCACCGTTTACTTTGACCCTAATTCAGTAGCACCGGATGGTTCTGATGCTGAAAAGTGCCTTATTACCGTGGTCATGGCTAAAGAAAACTTTAGGAAAATGTACCCGGATGCAGATGATGGCGGTAGTTTTTCTGCCCGTGGAACTGGTGATAGCAACACAGAATGGGTAACAAAGAACGATATTCGTATTGCTGAATACTTTTATACCCGTATTGAAAGCACCCATTTAGTTCTTTTATCTGATGGCACTAGCGCATATGAAGATGAAATTCCTTCTGTTGAAGTAATGGATTCTGCTAATGTATATGTAGTAAGCCGCCGTAAAACATTTAGAAAATCCATCAAGTGGTGCAAAGTTACTGCTATGCAAGTGCTAGAAGAAGGTACCTGGGCTGGTAAATACATTCCAGTTGTGCCAACTTATGGCCAGCAATGCGTAGTGGATAACAAGCGTAAGAAGTTTGGCCTGGTTCGTATGGCTAAAGACCCACAACGTATGTATAACTTTTGGCAAACATCCATGACTGAATCCGTTGCCCTGGCACCAAGGGCTAAATGGATCATGGCAGAAGGCCAAGATGAAGGTCACGAAGCAGAATGGGCTAATGCCAATAATACGTCCTATGCTTATTTGCGTTACAAGCAAACTGATATTAATGGCCAGCCAGCACAAATGCCGCAACGCCAGGTTCCTGAACAACCCCCGACCGGCATTATGGCGGCGGCACAATCAATTACCCAGGATTTGCAAGCCGTAGTTGGTATATTTGATCCTAATCAATTGCCACAAGGCAACATTAGCGGTAAAGCATTACAAGGTCAGCAATCCCAAATTGACATGACTAATTTTCATTATTACGACAATTTGACCCGTTCAATTGCCCATACTGGACGTATTATTCTTGATTTGATCCCTAAAATTTATAGCCAAGAACGTGTAATGCGAATTATTGGGGATGATGGCAAACCTGAATTAATGACAATTAATCAAAAAACTGGCCAGCAAGATGAAAATGGGATTGAAATGATCCTAAATAACGTAACCGTTGGTGAATATGACGTAGTTATGGAAACTGGTCCTGGATATAGCACCAAACGTGCTGAAGCAGTTGATTCTATGATGACCTTATTGGCCGCTGATCCTAAATTGATGGACCAAGCCGGTGATTTAATCTTCCGAAATATGGACTTCCCAGGGGCAGAAATCATTGCCGACCGCCTTGCTTCAGTCAATCCATTAGCCCAAATTGACGAAAAATCCGATATTCCACCACAAGTTCAAATGCAATTGGCCAATAGTCAGCAACAAATGCAAGCTATGCAACAACAAATTCAACAAATGGCAATGATGATTAAAAACCGTCAAGACGTTGAATCAGTACGCCAAGTTGGTGAAGATAGACGTGCAGTATTGGCCGCAGAAGTTAAATTGCATGATCAAAATACCCGTTCAGTCACTAGCCAAAACAAAACTGAAATTGATTCATTGATGAAATTAATATTAAGCCACATGGACACCGGCAGATTAGAACGTGAAATTGAAGCTAGAAACCGTGAACAAATTGGTTACACGGCAGAAGCGGCACGTAGCATTGAAGATAATATGCAACAAATGTTGCCCCAGCCAGCACAATCGCAAGGACAACCACAACAACAACCTGGACAACCTATGCAGTAATGTTGCAAAACACTAGATATAGTATTAAGATTGCTTAACAACACTACCTATGGTGTTTTCATAGGGTTAATTCTTGGATAATAACCATGTCAGATGCACAAGTAACAGAAATAGCTGAACAACCAAAAACGGCCAGTTCAGTAGTAACAAGTGAAAATTTAGCGGATTTTAATGCTGATAAATTAGGTTTAGCTTCCGAATCTAGCCCAACTGCGGCTGAAGTTGATGAAAATCCTTCAGAGCCAGCGGCCCAAGACGGACAGAGTGAACCAAGATTAGCTGACGATGAAGCGACCGGAACAGAAGAAAAGAAGCAAAACCCAAAGTTAGAAAAGCGGTTTTCTGAACTAACCAAGGCACGTAAAGAAGCAGAAGCGCAAGCGGCTGAAGAACGTACCAAAAGGGAAGGTTTAGAAGCCCGTTTAGCGGCTTTAGAAGGCATGAAGGCACCTACCCAGGCACCTGAAGGCAGTCAAAAGCCAACGCCGGATGAATTTAAAGATGCTTTTGAATATGCAGAAGCATTGGCAAATTGGTCAGCGGAACAAGCATTAGTAAGACGTGAACAGGAAGTAAAGCAAAAGGAAGTGGAAGCTAAACGTGAAAAGGTTATTTCAACCTGGCAACAAAAGCTTGAAGCGACTAAAGCTGAATTACCTGATTACGAAGATATGGTGGCATCTAGCACCGTGACGGTAAACGACACAGTACGTGATGCGATCCTTGAAAGTGATGTAGGACCAAGAATCCTATATGAACTAGCAAGTGATGACGAAATAGCTGAAAAGCTTTCCACTATGACTACTTCTAGTGCTTTAAAACTTATTGGGAAGCTGGAAGCACAGTTTGAAAAAACTGATGCCCCAGCGAAAGCGGAAAGAAAATCTGTTGCGGCGAAGTCTAATGCACCTGAACCGATCCGACCATTAAGATCAACCGGTGGCGTAGCTGATGTTGCAATGGATGGTGAAAAACTATCATTTCAACAATGGAAAGCTGGCCGGCTTGCTGGGAAGATTAGATAAGGTTAAACCTAATTTAATTTTTAAGGAAATATCATGTCAAATAATTTATTGACTATTAGCAAGATCACCAACGAAGCGTTGATGGTCCTAGAAAACGAACTTACTTTTACTGGTGAAGTTGACCGTAACTATGATGACCAGTTTGCAGTAGTTGGCGCAAAGATTGGCCAAACCGTGAATGTACGCCGTCCTGGACGTTTCGTAGGTGCCGTAGGCCCACAATTGGTAGTTGAAGATTTGAACGAAACTTCTGTACCAGTTACATTGTCAACCCAGTTCCAAGTTTCAACCCAGTTCACAACGCAAGATTTGGCATTAAGCCTTGATATGTTTAGTGACCGTGTATTGAAACCAGCTATTGCTACTATTGCCAACAAAATGGACCGTGATGGTTTGTTGATGGCTAAAAACAATACTGCAAACATCGTTGGTACTGCTGGTACTGCACCAACTGGTTTGATCACTTACCTGACTGCCGCCGCTTATTTGGATTCTGAAGGTGCACCACGTGATGGCCGCCGTTCTGTAATCGTTGAACCATTCACATCCGCAACTATCGTTGATAGCTTGAAAGGTTTGTTTGTTCCAACATCACAGATTTCTAGCCAATACACTAAAGGCCTTATGGGCCGTGATTCCGGTGGTATGAACTGGCGCATGGATCAGAACGTGGTAAGCCAAACTTTTGGTAGTTATTCAAGCGCAACATTGTCATGCAACGTGACAACTGCTACTGGTTTCTTATCAACTGGCTGGGCTTATTCAAGCAACATCACTATTGGTGCTACTTCTGCGGCCGCTACATTGAACCAAGGCGATACATTCACAATCGCTGGCGTTTATGCAGTTAACCCACAAAACCGTCAGACTTATGGCAACAAACTGCGTTCATTCGTAGTTGCTTCCACAACTGCTATTGGTTCCGGTGGTACTGCTACTGTTACTGTTATCCCAGCGGTTATTACTGGTGGTCAGTTCCAAAACGTTAGCGTTACTTCAACTGGTTCACAAACTGTTACACCGTTTAACAATACCGGTACTGTTTCTGCACAAAACATTTTGATGCACAAAAATGCGTTCACATTGGCTTGTGCCGATTTGGAATTGCCTGAAGGTGTTCATTTTGCTGGCCGTGCAAGCGACAAAGAAATTGGTTTGTCAATTCGTGTAGTTCGTCAATACACCATCAATAACGATAGTATTCCTACTCGTTTGGATGTTCTGTATGGCTGGGCACCTTTGTACCCTGAACTTGCTTGCCGTATTGCATCGTAATTAATCGTAGGGGGTAAAACCCCTACTTTTTAAACTAAATTTAAGGAAATAATCATGGCAAATCCAGGCCCAGCAGTAACGATTTCAAATCACCCAATTCAATTAGGCTCTAATCAAGCTATTCGTTTATTGGCTTCTTA